TAACCAAGTTAATGCTATTAGATTTATGACAGCAACAAGAACTTTAATTATAGGTACTGCAGGTGGTGAATTTACAGTATCTGGTGGTGGCACAGATAGTGCGGTTACACCAACAAATGTATTAATTAAAAAACAATCAAACCATGGTTCAGCTAATGTAGATGCTATAGCTGTAGGTAATGCTACTTTATTTTTACAAAGAGCTAAAAGAAAAATTAGAGAACTAGCTTACAACTTTGATGTAGATGGTTACATAGCTCCCGATATGACTATCCTTGCCGAACATATTACTGAAGGAGGTTTGACACAAGTTGCTTATCAACAAGAACCAAATCAAATTGTTTATGGAGTAAGAGGAGATGGTGAATTAGTAGGATTAACTTATCAAAGAGAACAACAAGTTACTGCTTGGCACAGACATATTTTTGGTGGCAGATTTGGCAATGCTACAATTACAGTTACTGATTATGCAAACATAGCAGATGGTACAAGAATAGTTTTAACAAAAGCAGATGGTACGACTACAACATTTACATCCGCCACATCTTCTACAACTGGCAAGTTTCATACAACAACAAGTAATAACCAAAGTGCAACAAATTTAAAAACATTAATAGATGCTGATTCAGATTTTACAGCAACAGTTAGTAGTAATGTAGTTACGATTACAGAAACATCACCATTGTCTACAGGATTTTTAACTGTTACATCTTTAGATGATTCTACTAGATTAGCAAAAACTAATGAAGGTAAAGCAGTTTGTGAAAGTGTTGCTGTTATTCCAACAGATGATACAGAATATCAAGTGTGGGTTATTATTAAAAGAACTATAAATGGTTCTACTAGAAGGTATGTAGAATATTTAAATGTATTTGATTTTGATGAAACAAATAATACATCATTTAATTTTTTAGATAGTTCATTAAGTTATAGCGGTAGTGCTGCCACTACAATATCTGGACTAGACCACCTTGAAGGACAAACAGTTTCTATATTAGCTAATGGTGCAACGCATCCAGATAAAACAGTTAGTTCTGGTAGTATTACTTTAGATCGTTCCTCAACTAATGTTAAAGTAGGTTTAGCTTACACATCTTTACTACAAACTATGAGATTAAATGCTGGTTCACAGAATGGTACATCACAAGGTAAGACAAAAAGAATATAT